AAGTTTGTGGCTTTGCGTCTGCATCCTCTTCCAGGAGTCTTATGACCATAAACTTTATGACCGTCCGCACAAGTTTGTACGACTGGGCAGTAGCCAATGTACAAAGCGCAATGCCAGTCGTCTATCTTTTCCCTAATGCCCCACGTCCAACCGTAGATTATGTCAGCCTTTACATATCTTCCGTAACGCAGATCGGATGGGACTATGTACAAGAACCCTTAGATAATACAGGTATATCAGAGCAAGTAGGTGATAGGGAATTTACGCTTCAAGTGCAAGTCTATGGTGGCGATCCCATCACGACAATACAAAATTTGAGAACTTCATTGCAAAAACAAACTGTTTTAGATAATCTGAGGGCAGACGGAATCGTCTTTGCCAACTGGTTCCCCATAAATGACGTCACCGAGCTGATAGATTCTCGTTACGAGCAAAGAGCGTCTATGGATATTCTATTTAGAATAGCAGACGTTTATACAGATAATTTAGGTGTCATCGACACAGTAGAGCTAGAGGAAATTTACAAAGACCCCACTGGCACTATAGTCTACGATGAAACATTCACAATTCCGCCACCATAGGAGTAAGACATGCCACTTTCAGATATTGTAAACGTGCAAATCACAAGGGAGACTCAAACAGTCTCCGAAGCAGGTTTTGGGACTCTTATGATTCTCGGAACCAATAAAAATTGGAACGATCTAATAAGAAAATATTCGAACATGCAGCAAGTAGCAGTCGATTTTAATCCCTACGATCCCGAATACATAGCAGCTCAAGATGTATTTTCTCAAAAAATCACACCCCCATTTATTTATATCGGTAGACGTACAGTAGACACGGTAGGTATTGATGTAGAAACCGCTTTACCTGCGCAAACTTATACCGCTACAATCAACGGTAATGACGTTTCCATTAATTCATCCTCTGCCGTAATGGATTCAGTCGTGACTTTAAGCGGTATTAATACCGTAGTCGTCAATTTCGATATTGATTTCAACGCAGCTAGTTCAATCGTTCCTACAATCAACGGAGCTCCCTTAGCAGCCGTCGTTTGGAATACCAATCAAGCGACAACCATCGCAGCCTTAGCAACCGAAATTGCAGGCGATGCCTCTGTAACGAGTGCCTCTGTTACAGGAGCCAGACAAATTACAATCGTTTTTGTATCCGCAGCTAGTGCAATAGTCGATAGCATTGAAACGTCAGGAGCAGGATCTCAACCAGTTGCCACAATTTTATATTCAGGACCATTGGTAACAGGCAATAGAATAAACGTCTCATTGAACGGTGATGAGTTAGGTACAATCACAAGCATCATAGATTTTAGTGCCGATTTTGTAGCCTCAAACTCAATTGTAGCCACAGTGAATGGAGTAGTTTTAAGTGCTAACCTTTTTTCAGTAGATCAAGCCACAACAATTGCAGCCGTAGCCACAAAAATCGGAACCGCGACAGGAGTAGCAAACTCAACCGTCACAGGAGCAAGACAAATAACCGTCGTTTTTACAGATCCCGGAACTAATACCGTAAACAGCGTAGTGACTACATTAGGAGCTTCTCAGCCGACCGCCACAATTTCCGAAGGTGGATTTGTTTTTGCAGTAAGCAGCTCCGCTACCATGTCAACCATCGCAGCAGCTATCCAAACCGCCCTAAACGTAGGTTATACCCCAGGTATTGCGACAGCCGTAGTTTCAGAAACCAATAGTAATGTCATTTCAATTACTTCCAATCCAAACCAAGCAGGGGTGATAGACTTCTTTACAGTAAGTCTTGGAGCTTCTCAAGCGACAGCAACTATCGTAAACAGCGCCCAACCGACCGATAAAAACACAATAGCCGATCTTTTAGCAGAAGCAATTAATGCGTTCAGCCCCGATTTAGGAGTAATAGCCACAACGCCTGCGGTTCCGAATGGCACTTTAACCCTAACCGCAGATGTCTCAGGCGTTCCATATACTTTGGCCGTTTCTACGACAATCGTTAACCCAGATCAAGCAAGAGTAACAATTACTCAAGCCGTTCCAAATCAAGCTTATACAGTGATTATCAACGGAACTTCTTTCATTTATCAAGCCCCTAATAATGTATTTACGAATGAACAGATCGCAGCAAATTTAGTTTTAGCTATTAATACTCTTTATCCATTACCTCCTGCTACTCCAGTAGCAAAATTGCAACCTGTAACAGCGGTAGACAATTTTAATGGAAGCTTTGAAATAATATCTGATGTTGTGGGTGCAGGTTTAATAATTCAAATCTTACCTGTAGGAGTAATGACAATTCAAAAAGGGTTAATTATTCAACCATATGTTCCTTCTGTCTCTGTAGTAACAGATCTAACAGCAATTCAGGACGTAAATGATGACTGGTACGCTTTAGCTTGTACAGACAGAACAAAAGCAACCGTTTTAGATATTGCAGCATGGATTGAATCGCAGGTAAAAATATTTGGAACAGCTTCAGATGATCCAAATATTATTTTATATCCTCCTGGAAGTGGATCAGGATTTGATTCTACTTCAATCGCATATACTTTCTTTAGTTTAGGCTATGTGCGTACCTTTGTTCTTTATCATGATGAAGCAGCCTCCGATTATCCAGAATGCGCATGGTTCGGTGCAGTTTTGCCACTAACCCCAGGTTCAGAGACATGGAAATTCAAAACTCTCAATTCTATTTCCTATTCTGATCTCACTTCAACTCAACAAGCCAATGTCTTTGCTAAATCAGCTAATACTTATGAATATGTGGGCGGTGTAGGAATCACCCAAAACGGAACAATGGCGCAAGGGGAATACATCGATATCATTAGAGGGGTCGATTGGCTCACCTCAACAATCCAATCCTACGTTTACAGTGTTCTAGTAAATAGTCCAAAAGTACCCTACACTGATTCAGGCATCACAGCTATTGAATCCCAAATTCGTAGAGCATTACAGCAAGGCGTGAGCAACAACTTCATAGCAGCAGATCCACAGTATCAGATTTTCGTTCCTAAAGCCGTCAACGTGCCTCCAATCGATAAAGCAAATAGAATCTTACGAAACGTAAGTTTCCAAGCCACACTCGCAGGAGCCATCCAAGCCGTACAAATAACAGGAACCGTAAGCGTATAAAATAAGCATGTAAAGCAGCTTTACATTGAGGAGAAATTATGGCAGTAAGAACATACGATCCAAAGCAAGTTATCGTCACAATCGGGGGAGTTCCTATGTCAGGTTTCTCCGACGGAACCTTTTTAGAAATTGATAGAAATGAGCCGACTTGGAATTTAGTTGTAGGAGCAGACGGTTTAGCAACTCGTGGGAAGACAAATAACTTCTCAGGAACCCTAACCCTTACCCTAAAGCAATCAAGCCCAAGTAATGACGTTCTAAGCGGTTTTCTAGCCATTGATGAAGCCACGAATCTTGGTGTAGTGCCAGTTTTAGTAAAAGATCTAAGCGGTAACTCAATTTATTTCAGCGCCAGCGCATGGATAACCCAATACGCTAATTCAACTTTTGGAAAGGATATCAACGATCGCCAATGGGTACTTTCCCTTGCCGAAGCTGATGTATTCGTAGGCTCAAATAGCGAAAGTTAATGTATTTTTTGCAGATTTTCTGCAATTTAAGAGAAAAAATCGTATAAACTGGGAAAATTATGATAGAAACAAAAGAAAAAACTATTGATGGAGCTAACTACTCCGTTACTCAATTGCCAGCTCGTAGAGCATTAAGACTCAAAGCAAAACTCATAAAGTTATGTGGCTCCATGTTTTTAGGAAGAGATTCAAATTCTCTTCAAGCAGCGTTCCAATCTATAGACGAAAATCAATTTGAAGCTCTTTGTATGGAAATGCTTCAAGGAGTTCGTAAAAATGGAATTGAACTCACGCCAGCTACTTTTGATTTAGAATTCGCAGGAGATATGGCATCAGTTTATAAGCTTTTGTGCTTCGTTGTGGAGGTAAATTACGCCAATTTTTTGGACATGATCGGTATTGGACTCCCATCATTTTCGGAGGATCCACCCAAGACGACAACAGGTACGAAAAAAACCTTCACGAAGAATTAAGGGAAGAACTCATCTTGTGGAGGCTAGTAACCGAAAAAATAGCCTCTCTGCAAGAGTTAGAAACCAACTGGAATTTAGATGATTTATACAAAGCCAATGCGCTTCTAGACATGCGATTAGATCTTTCAGAAGACGCAAGAAGAAGGATTAAAAAATGACAATCGCCCGTGAGTTAGTAACTAGGCTAAGCTTTAAATTAGATAAAACCCAGTTAGACAAACTCGAAAAATCTATCCTCCAATTCAAATCAAAAGCTATTTTGATCGGTAAGGAAATAAAAGCCCGAGCCGAACAGTTTGTCGGGTTTTTTACCGATATAGCCGATGGCGTTGTAGCTACAAAAGATTTAGCCGATTTCGCAAATGTTGCCGTAGAAAATTTTGTCGCTTTAAGAAACGCAGCAGCAAAATTTTCAATTAAGCCCGAACAATTTAATCAAGGTTTTCAAAGATTAGCAATAGCCACAAAAGAAGCTAGTAGAGGGTTTGGGGAACTATATAGAATTGCTGAAGAAAGCAATCAAAGATTTAATTTTCGCGGATTAAATGGCGAACTTTTAAATGTTAAAGAACTTCTTTTTCAAATCGGAGACTATGTAAATTCTCTAGGAGATAAATCCGAAAAATTAAGGATTTTAGGTAACTTATTCGATCCTCAATCGGCTGGCGCATGGCTTAGATTCTTAGAAC